TTACGTCCTCATTTGGTGTGACACCAAGAAGATTTTGAAAGAAGCCCATAACTTCTAATTCTTTACCAAATCGTTATAATAGTCAAGCACCTAAGCAACTACAATGTCTTGGTTTTGTGACCTGCCACCATACTCGGTTGCTTTATGAACGGCCAAAATCATACTTATTGCAGCTGTGGATACTTTACGTCTCATAACATACCAAGCACCTGTATCATTTGTTTTCTTTATACAAGAATTTATGCTTGAAGTTAAATCAGGTTGATTTGAATGAGCTAATCGTCCACCTGACATAGCACTAAGCACTTCATCACAAGCTTGATAATACTTTGAGCCTTGTATAACTTCTGCGTTAATTCCTGATTGACGTAATTTTGCTACTACTGAATCCCCTGTAAACCTGTTAGCTACTACAGCTTCAGCGTTGTAATGTTTAGCCCATTCGGATATGCGCCCTGCTATATGTAAATCATCTATTGGGTTATCTGATTCAACAAATTCCATTAAACCTACAGCTATAGTTCTGTCTTCAAGTATTTGTGCACCTGTCAAAGCCCAAGTGTTACGCTCTGGTGATATTTCAACACCTAACCAAGTTGGTCTATCTGGTTTAAGTTCAAGGTTTGGTTGCATACACGTATTCCAAGTTCCCATCTGCCAAGCGCCATTCATTGTTTCTACCCATTGGCATAAAACTTCTGTTTGAAATATCTCGGGTGGGTCACTTAGTCTGGCTTTGATTGCGTCTACTGTGATTGTTCTACCTAGTGCTGGGTTTGCTTCTTTCCAGCCCTCTATGTCTGATAGTTTTCTGTTTGGTGATGCTGACCATTCCATAAAACACATTGGGTCATCTAAATCTTTTTCTATTTTGTCAAGTGCTCGTTGTCTCATAGCGTTTAGCACTATTGAGTAATGGTCACCAGCATTACTGATGCCCCAAAACTGTGAATTGGGTCTGGCGTTCATTGTGAACACAAGTGCTGAGTAAGCATCGTAGGTTTTTTGTTGTCTAAGCTCATCAAGGATTACAAGGTCTGAGGATAAACCTCTTGCACCACCTGAATTACTTGCTACAATTTTGTAACGCATACCATTTTTTAATTGCACTTCTTCACGGCCGTTGGCTCTTGTTACGTGTTTAACTTTTCGACGTAGCCAATCATAGTTATCTATAACTTCAACAACTTTTCTAAAAGTCTCTAACGATAAATCACGTGTTTGGGCACTTGCTATCTGTAGTTCTTCGTCCCAAAGAAATAACCCAGACAGAATACGCATACGCAGCAAATGTGTTTTACCATTTTGTCTAGCTGCAATAGCCAGCACATTCTTGTAAGCCCAAGTACCATTTTCTTTAATCTTTGAAGCTTCATCAATTAAATACTGTTGCCATTCCATCAACGGCATATCTATTTGCCGAGCAAACTCGGCGACTTCATTACCTCTAGTTGGGAGAGCTAGTGCTGTGGTCTGAATTCTCGGGGTTGAGTTTCCTAAGGCTGTCAATTGGGTCTTCACCTGTTTCTAACTCTGGTTTTTCTTTACGTCCATACAAACTCAAACCATACTTATCTAAGATTTGTTGCAACTGCCCCATATACTTAACTTCTTCAATAGGTTTTAACGTACCACCATCAAGAACACCTGCAAGCGTGTAAGCCATAGCCATACCAGCTGCATCAAGAGCTGTGATGATGCCCTGACGTAACGCTTCTTCGTGTGCCCTATCTAAAGCAGGCAGAATTCTGTGTTTTTCTTCTTTAATCATTACGACTAACTCCTTTAGGCAATTCAAACGGTGTTTTTAACTCTTTTGGGGAGGTTTTGCTGGCAGGGGTCGGTGGGTGTCCTGCGCCCATAAAAAATGAGGTTGTTTTGTGTTTGTTTTTCATTACTTGTCTTCTAGCCTTGTTGTTTCTGTCTTTAATGTACTGGTCTTCTGTTCGATTGCCTTTAGAGTAGTTGCAATTTGCACAAGCAGCAACGAGATTATTTGCGTTGTTGTCGCCGCCTTGCTCGATGGGTGTGAGATGGTCGACCGTAGTAGCTGTAGGAATTCCACAGTAGTAACAGGTGTTGTTGTCTCGTTTAAGTATGGCTTGTCTAAGTGCTCGCCATTTTCTTGATGAACCATTACGTTTAATCTTACTATACATATTATCTAGTATATGTTAAGAACCTTTGAGTGTTGAAGTACAGAGAACGGCTTAATGATTAGAACCATTCTCTTAGTATGAACCCCTGAGGTTTCGTACTTTCGAACGGACGCGTTATTTATTATTCTGCGTAGTCTCGCCATATCATCGCAAACTATTGTTTACTATCAGGAGACTCGTTGATAGTAGCTTGTGATGTCGTAACTTCTCGTATTGTTACACGCTATGCATAGTGGGCATAGTTGTTTAAGACCCTCTAACGGCCATTAAATTGCTTACTAAGCAACCCTCAAGTTAAGGTTTAGAGTTGGCTTGAGCGACCAACAGGTTACTTATATCAGTAATCGTTATAGTTGTCTATCCTTGGGTCTTGAATCATATCTTCAACTATTCTTAAATTCTCTTTACGTGCTAAATCACAATCAATTTGAAATTGGTATTCTTCTAGCTTCTTTTTATCTTCTAAACGTTTCTGATAACACTTAGCATCACGGCACGCAACTTCTTTACTGTTGTCGTAATCGTAATGGTAATGCAGGTATATGACATTACTCATTTTCACACTCGTGTATCAGTTCTTTAGCAATCATCTTATGACAGCCTTTACACCAAATATATGTAGCCATTATTTCAGATACAACTTAATTGCTATCGCTAGTGATGCAATACTTACAAACGCACCAGCAAACATACCTACAATTAGTTCTTGCATTATTTAACTCTTTCCATAGAATTTGTGCCTACAAACAAATCTAATATTACATCATCTTTTTCATAACCTAACAAACTTAATACCCATTTATTAAACTCATCTGGCTTAGCACCTTGTAAACCTGTTTTACGTGTTGGTGAGGTCATTAGCCAATCTTTTACCATTGGTTTGCGACTACCTAATTTTTTGTTTGTTTTGAATAAAACGCATTCATACATATATTGAGTCATAACAGGTCGTATTTGTGCATAAGGTTTTACCCAAACAGCCATACGTGTTTTGTCAGGGCATTGTGGTAATAACCAATTTATATCTCGAGGATTACAACTTAAAGCCCAACCATCATAAGCGTTATCCATCATTGTAACCAAATCTATGTGGGTCATTCTATCGTCCCATATATATGCTTGGTCGTGATGCTTTTGATACATTTTTTTACCCATACCAAAATATGGTGGGTCAGCATAAGCAAATATCATTTAATCTTTTGCATACACCATTTGCAGAAACTAGCGTTATAACACCAACCACCACAATTAACGCACCTTGATATAAGTTCTAACATACGCTTTCACCCACTCCCAAATCTGCATAATACCAAGAGTAAGTATCCCACCAATTAACAAACTAATAACAGCTTCTCTACCTAAAGGTGTTCCCATTTTATGCCCCTGTCTTGACTTAGTGTTTTTTTTCTACTATCTTTCTTGCTTCTTCCATATCATCACGATTATGAAAGTTTGATGCCTTGTTAAGTAAGTCTTGTGAAATTGAGAGTCTCAAGACTTGCTCAAGCTTGTATACGTCTTGTGGTTTCATTCGCCCCCCTTTCTTAATCTTATTGTCGCATAAATAACACTAATAACACCAGAAACACACCAACAAATGCCGTAAATACTTCCACTTATTTTACCCCCATTTTCTTTGAACATTGTGGAAACGCTCTTTCAAATCCTTGCTTTTGTACAAGCTTCTGTGCGCGTAGGAGTTGTTCACGCACAGAGGCTCGAGCAGGGTCACCAGTTCCCCCGACATACACCCAACTACGATTATCAAACTGAAACAAGCCTCTATATTTGCCTGTTCTGTTAATCGCTTCTGGATTTAATGACGACTCACAAACGGCTATTTTCCGATAGTCGCTTGGTAGTAGCTCAAC